GTTATGTACTGCTCCTCAACGAGGAGCTATTTTTATCGTTTAGGAATATTTAAATACCAACGTTTGTCATGGAAATCTTGCGCACCGCCTTTAGTGTTTCCCTCTGGATCATTCGTTGCCCGCATCATTACATAGACTTTCTTACTAGGAAAATTACGCATATTGAAAGATACATGATAACCAACATTTCCAGAAGTATTATAAGCTTGGTTTACATCTGGTCTATAAATTCCATCAGCTCTTACTCGAGCTAATTCTTTCCCAGTATTGTAGTCCATAATGAAAATATACTCGTATTTATAGTTAGCAATGTGCCATCCAGCCACATGCAAGTTTGCGTTTTCGATTTCCCCAAACTGATCAATGTGGGCGTGATTTGTTCCATCTGTCAGCGTAGGATTAGCTGCACCAGCTCGTGTTGGATCAATGACAGGCTTGTTTTCAGAAGTTGTTGGATTTTCATCGGTAAATCCATGAGCTAAATCATAAGCAAGCTTTTCTTTGCTAACTCCCATTTGCGATAAGTAACCATATGGATCTGTGTGGTTCCCCCAAACATAATTTGTCACCCACAAATGAGAAATGATTCCTTTTGTAAATAAAGAAGTTCCTTGATCAAGAGTCAATGGAATTCCATATTTTTTTGCACTATCTCTTGTATATTCAATATAAGCTCGATAGTTTTTTTCAAACAATGCTTTATCATATGTGCGCTGTAATTCAATCTGTACAGGCGCATAAGGATTAGCGTTACCAGCTCCCCACGAAACATATCCTTGCTCACCCACACGGTAAACAATCCCACCGTCACCAATAACATCTGTAGTATAAGAATTGCTTCCGTTATAATTATTTTTCATGTTGGCGGCTACGTTTCTTGCTGGTGCATCTATTCCAGTTTCGTGCAAAATAATTTTGTTAGGAATTGCTAATCTGGAGTCTCCTTGATTCGGCGCTAAATTATACTCGTCATTAATAGTATAAGCAAACGTATTAATGGGTAATAAAAAAAGAGCCGTTAACAGGCTCATCGCAGTAATAGTAATTTTCTTTTTCATTTGTTTCCTCCTTCTTCGCTTTCAGCCGAGAACATTTTGTAGGTTCGATTTGATACACCCAACACACTCCCTAAAAACGCGCCAAAACCAGTAATGATGACAACACAGATATCTGTGTACTGCCAATTGAGCGCTTTACCAACTAACCCCACGAAAGTAGCTAGTGCGGGAATAATTACCAGTGCGAACCATTTTAGTACTTCGAACGTTTTATTATTCATTTTCTTCTCTCCCTAAACAAAGTTTTGATTTGTTGCGTGTGTTCCACCAATTTTTCTGTATGTGTATCTAATCTTTCATCGTGTTTCTTTAGTTCTTCATGAATCATCAATCGATCTGATTTGCTCGATTCTAAATCTTTAGTCAGCAAATCTAAATTGTGGCTTACTTTTGAAAGAGTCTCAGTAATTTTCGAGAAAGATGCAGCAATCGGTCTAATTACTAATAAAATCAAAGAAACGATAGCGGTTATTGATCCTGCTATCATTCCCCATTCCCCTAAATTAATCATGTGACAACTCCTTTACCTTAAATAAAAACGCATCAATTAAGATGCGCTCTTATCTTTATTAATGATTTTATCTGCTTCTTCGTCTGTAATGCATAATGGAACGAAAACCATTACTTGTTCGTTAGTGAAACAGCCCCAGTCATACATTAGTTTGATATCTTCATATGAATACATGTTACTTCCCACCTTGTAATTGTTTTTTGATTTCTTCGATTTCCTTGGTATTTTGTACAGAAGCAAGCATCGTTTTTGAATTCAACTGCGCTAAACTTTCTGACTTTTCTTTCAATAAGACATTTTCTTGCTTGATTGCTACATTGTTTAGCATTGCTTTAGAATTTAGCTGTTTCAATTCATCATTTTCTGCCTTCAGCGTTTCGTATAATGCCTTAATATTAGCCAATTCATCTACGCTATCAACAGCATTCCCTTTTTTCTCTTCTTCAGTAGCTAACTCAACCCACTGTTTTTTATCAAAATCAAATCTTGGTCTCCAGTTAGGAACTGGTGGTTTAATCTCTGTACAGTTTTCAGGGATATTTTCTTGATTGTTCAAAATGATTTGCTCGAATCCGTAAGGCTTGATTGATTTGTAAACTACTTTCATTAGATTTCCTCCCTTAAATTGAATAAGTGATAACAAATGAATAAGCTGATCCATAACTTGAATTTCTTCTCCATTTAATGGCTCCGTCTGCGCCAATAGATAGTTGAGCACTGTTCAAAGTAGAACGGTCTATTGACCCAACCAGTTGTTCAAAACTAATTGGTGTCCGATAGCCTTCTGGAACAGTTAAAATAACCGAATCATTCCCGCCACTACTTTTTCCGTTTAAAGCCACAAAATATATAGAAACTGTTTTTCCTTCACGATAAAGCTTTGCTGTCCCTGTATTACCGTTAGTGACAACCAGATTTACCACTTCATATCTGTTATCATCAGTCGTCAAAACACGTTTATTATTGATTGTTACAGAACCTGAAAAATTCTTATGTCCTGCAATGGCTTGGTCTCCATCTGTCTGCACCAATGCTTCTTTACCATCAATAGCTTCTACATGCGTTTTTAAGTATTTAGCAACTCCGTCTTCTTTTAATTGAACAATATCAGCCATTAAACCGTCCCCACTTTCTCAAATGTAATATTCGCTAATCCATCAAGTTTCACTTTATCGGTTGCTGACATTAAACCTGCTGTCGTAGTTGTAGCATTACCTGGATTTTTCTGTGCTCCAGCTGCAATTCCATCCAACTTAGTTTTATCTGTGGACGACATCAACCCATTTGCTGTAGTTGTAGCTACAGCTGTAGTTGTGGCATTTATTCCAGGATCACCTTTATCTCCCTTTGGTAAAACAAAATTAAATCTAGCTGCAGATGATGTTCCTACATTCGTAACAGAAGCGGTTGAACCACTAGAAACGGTTCCTATGGTAATTGTTGCTGCTTGGCCAGGATCGCCTTTATCTCCCTTCACCGTTGTTGGTTTGCCTTCTATAGCATTCCAATGAGTTTGTGGATAAACCTGTACACCGCTTTGTTTTATTTTTACGATATCTGTCATTTTCTATACCTCCCCGATTTTTTCAAAAGTAAAATTTGGAATTCTTTCGTTTGTGTAATTTTCTGCTTGATTTACAGCTTCTTGGAATTTTTGATCTACATATGACTGATTAACACCACCAGTCCCACTACCACCTGTAGAACTAATTGTTCCATCTTCTGCAATTGATATATTTGCACCTGCTTTTAATATTTTTAGAGATTCTAATTTTCCCTTTAATTCTTCAGAGAAATTGAAGTCTGTTTGCTTAGTTGCAGATAAAACACCTTCTTCAGTAACTTCTAAGAGTTCCCCAACTTTTATACCTCCTAATTGTTCAGGAGTAGCAATCGGCAAAATATATGTTCCACCTTCTCCATTTACGATCTTTTGAAACATTTCAGCAGTAAGAATACCATCGCTTGTCTCGCTTGCATAAGGTAGTTCAGTAATTGCATTCTCTAATCCTAAATCAGCTTTCGTTAAAATGACTGCACCATATTTACCATTAACCGAAAGAACTTTTGATTGTCCTGATATCATTTTTTCTAAGCCTAAAACTGCAGAAACATGTGTAATTGGCATAAATTGACGTTTAACACCAGATTCATCAGTCTCCATCATTCTCTTTACTTTAACCATCAAATCACCCCAACTTTCTCAAGAGTGAAAACATTCTGTTTTGGATCATCAACAGTTGCAATAATCAAAGCTCCTTCTTCAATTGGAAATTCTACTGTTTCAATTTTTTCGACTTCGTGATTATCTGAAAAGAGATCGTCTTGAAGAATATCAGTCACTTCAATTTCACCGTATTCAATCGTGAAAAGTGCTGCTTTCATTTTTTGATACAAATAATTTAGATCGGATAGGAAACGTTCAGAAATCGATTCATGGCGTACACCTTGAAGATCTACACGTGCATCCATTAATTCGGCTAACATTACTCCACCTGGATCGATAGACTTCAAAATATCCTTGATTGATTCAAACCATGACAAATAATCTGATTCTTGTCCTTCTCTCCAATCTTGGAAACTATTCTCCTGTTCTTCTCTCCAGCGATCAAATTCTTCTTTCCTTTCATTCATCCAGTCCGTAAAATCGCCTTTATTTTCATTAATAAAATCTGTCATATCAGCAATTAAATCTTCAATTGATTGCCAATAAGAACCCATTTCTCCTTCTGTTTTTGAAACAGCATTGATGACAAAATAGGAGAAGTCTTGAGTTGTTCCAATCAAGTCTTCTCCTTTAAATATAATGAAATTGGCTGTTTGTCGATGCAAACACTGCATGGAATATTTATCAAAAATATATTTGATTTTCCCTTTTTTAGCATCCACAATTCTTGTTTCTAATTGGACTGGATATTTTCCGCCAACAACTGATTCAAAATATACCTTACATTCTGATAAATCATATGGAAGACCATTTTCGACAATTGTAGCTTCCATAACTTCAGTGTTTTTATTGCCTTGTCGAACTTGAATCATCCCCACGTAATTATAGGGTTCTGTTGTACTTAATATGACATTCCACTTTGCCATTAAATCACCTCCCTATTTTGGTGGTATGACAATGGAAGAAATTGCACTTGCACTATAATACTGGCGATCTAACTTTCCACAAATCATACCTAACTCTGTGTTTTGTTCATAAGTTTGCATACGACCATTAGCTAAGCCTCGGATAACGCCAGTATGTCCATAAGTTCCATCTGCAAACCATGAACCCACTTGTCCACCTCTTGCCCAATTAATAATTGCACCAACTACTAATTGATCATATCTAGGGTTTTGAATCACTTTCCAACCAACAGCAGACCAATCATAGGCAATACCAATATCAGATGCTGCAGAAGTATTTCCTATCACATGAGTTAAACCATATTTTGTTCCAGCACCCATGCCACAACCACCCAGATATCCTGAATATTCTGCAGACAAGCCATAACACTGACCATTGCCAATTCGTTGTCCAATCAAAGACTCTAAATGTTTTAGTCCTGCTTCTCCAGTAGCTCCTCCTGGTTTTAAATCTTTAAATTTGTTATACCAGTTAACTGCATAATCTTGACGTTCAGGATGTGTCGCTGCCGGACGTTCATAGTTTCGTTCAAAAGCATATGCTGCTTGTCTTGGATCAGTACAGGCCTTAAATCCATCAACCGTCGTAGGTTGTACTACGCCCATCCATTGTCCATTTGTAAATGTCCAAATAAGCAATCGAACTTGTGCATCTAAGCTCGTTATTGGTTCTTTAATACCTGCAGCATTAAATAAGTTTTGAACATAAACTTTTCCATCCCATGTTGCTGGACCAACAAGAGGATATGAAGAACCATCCCACTGAACTAATCCGTATGCTGGTCCACCTATTTGAACAGTATCAGGATCAAAAGTTCCTCCTGTTTCTTGTTGAATGTTCCCCAATATTCCACATGCAGATTGTTTCGTAAATCCGTTATTACACAAAATATCGTAAATTCTCCAAGCTCTCTTTTCTGCATCTGTTTTTAATTCACTAGGATACCCACCAGTAGATTCTCCACCTCCCGATGGACCACCACCTTGTCCAGGAATTATTTCTTTTCCTTTAACTGTAAGTTTTCCTTGTACATCTAAGTCTCCAAAATAAATTGCTTTACCATTTCCTAATAAAACTAATCCTTTTCCTACTTTAGGAGAAATCAAAATATATTTGCCGTCTCCATTTGTACGAATAACTAAAGAATTATCTTCAATAGGGGTTGGAGTAGAAGCCCCAGGAAAAGGATTACCAACAGAATCAGTTGTTCCAATCGTTCCAATTGAACCCTTAGAATTCCAAAATTCCATTCCTTTTTTAGTTAACTCCATTATTTTCTTTTTGTTGTTCCAAATTTGGAGTAGTCCATTAACTAATTTCAATACATCTCCAGTCTTGTTAAAAGAATTTTGAAAGATATCTGCTTTGATTAATCCAGTTTGTATAAAATTGGCATTAAATATACTATCTAATGTCCAAGCTGAATTAAAAGGCCCCCGCCATCCTTTCTTAGAAAAAGCAATCCCATTTTTATTCATTCTTAGTACTTCTCTTGCCTTTTCTAAATCTGGATTATCCATAATAAAGATGTTGGAAGGTTTTTCTTTTGGCCATAAAACTACATATCCTCCTGCACTGCCTTGACCTGTAATCATTGAAGAAACATAATCATTAAAATCACTCATATAATTATTCGTTGCATAATCTTTTAATTTATCCTGAATAGTTACAGCTTGTTGCTGATAAAAAGCAACTTGAATGTCTCCTGCTTCTAATTTCAAAGTTTTTTCAGATAAAGAATCGTATTGTAGTCCACTAACCTTTGATTCAAGATAAATATTATATTTTTTATGATATATTTTAAATGTATCAAACAGACCATAATTTCTAATCTTCGCAAATTCTTTCGCTTCTTCACTATCAGTCAACTTATCAAATTCAACCGTAATAGAAACTTTAGGCTTATCACAGCCAGGATTGATCGTTTTAAAGTAATTTTTAGCTATTTTATTTAAGCTCTTAATGTCTTTTACTCCTTGTTCTTCTGTAAACTGAACATGTTCTGTATAGACATCAGGATAGTTATTAATATAGGCACTATCTACTGGCGAACCATAAATTCGATTAGTCGTACCTACTTCACTTTGAGGATCAGCATATGGAATAATTCTTGTTTTTATACCTGTCCAATCTAATTTGACCTTCAAACCAGACATATCTTTTCCATACCGAATCGTTCCAACATTATTGCGACCTCTTCGCTTTAACAAAGAAAGCTTAAATGGTTCACGTTTAATTTCTCCGCCCCAATATTGAAGCAATGATCCTTGTTCACCAGCAATACAATTTAAAACATTTCTCGCTTCAAAGATTGTGCTAGAAACAGCCGTAATATCAGAATAAAGTCGTATGTCAGATTTTTTATCCATTTTAGTTTCAATAATTGATATCGCTTCTTGACCAGTTTTAGAGTCCACTTCCACAAGAGTGACTACCCGTCTTCCAAGTCGATTTGTACGACTCTGAGCATAAATAGTTACTGTATTTAAAAAAGTATCTATATCTTTATCATCAATAAAAAAGATATGATACTCTTCTTGATCGTTTGGCTTTGCTTTTATTTGATAGTCATTTTCAAAATATTCATCAAATCTAGTTCCTAAAGGATAATCCAACTCTAATTCATATTTTCCATTAGCTACTTCATATATTTCACATCTTGTACAATCCTTTAAAATTCCTAAGCCATTCGTTGAGAAATCTGTTTCAGTAGGACTATATATTCTTGGTTTCATACTTTTCTCCACCACCTAGGCATTATTTCAAATGAATGAATATTTTTCGTCCATTTAATTTCATTTTTTCCAGGATATAAAAATGGAAAATCTAAAAATAAGGTGACCTGATCCTGATGTTCTAAATTACCATCTAATTTTCGATAAGCCTCTTCTAATTTAGAATCTATAAATAATTCTCTGTCCAACGATTTCAAATCATATTTATCCTTATTAATATAAAAAGAAGCATCTCCAGAACCACTCAATTTAATAAGCGGTTTTGAAGAATACTTCTCTGGGTTATAAATTTCAAAAGTTTCTGTTTGTCGAATAGTAAATCTACCATTGTAATTTTCCTTAAATGGTCGAATACTCACTGTAAATTCAAAAGGGACAATATTTCCTGTTTTTCTTGTTCCTTTAAATTCAGGTCCTTCTATTACTACAGCTTGATAAATATATTGTTCATCATAGTAAAGAATAAAATCACTATAAGACGACATATCTAACCATTCAGTGATTCGATCTTCCCACTCCTGCACCATATCAATTGAAGGTGCTTTATAGTAACACTCAATCTTTCTAGTCACATTTTTGTAATAGCCTTTATCAATAATGATAGAATCATTTCCTTCTCGCTCTCTCAATTCAATTACTCGACTAGCTGAAACAGAAGCAGGCCTGTTTTGAATATACACATTAAATTCAGAAGAATAATGTTGATTAATAAAAAATTGTCCTCTCTTAAGTTGCATATAATGTTCCTCCTACTGCACCAGCATCTCGTTTCATTTGTCTTGTCAATTCTGTTTTAATTTTTGTAGTAATCTTTCGAACCATTGAATCAGGTAAATCTCCATAAACATTTAAATGTAAATGAATTTCTTTTGTTTCACTAGCAGATATATTTTGCTTTGTTTGTGTAATTGGTAGGTGACTTATTCCATTTACTACAGGTTGAACAGACGGTGTTTTTACTAAATTTGTCATGGTTTGATCTAACTTACTTTGCTCTTTATCAATACCAACGATAATACCTTGAACAATATTTTTACCAACCATATCACGCATCCATCTTGATGGAGAATGAATATCTAAAGCTCCTTTAATCCAATTTTTGATATTACCTGCAATACCTTTGATAGTATCTTTCAAAGCATTCCACTTTTCTTTTACACCATTTATAAGTCCATCAATGATGTTCTTGCCAATTTCAAATAAATTGACTTCCCTTAACGAATTAAAGATTTCTTTTACCCGATTAATAGCATTTGAAACACCATTTTTTAGATTTGTCCATGCATTTTCAGCAGAATTAACAATTCCAGTAACAATATTCCAGAAAGAGTCCTTAATGTTATTCCATGTATTAATCATGGTATTTTTTATAGAAATCCACGTATTGTATGCCGTATCTTTAATATTTTTCCAAGTATCTTTGAAAAACTGTTTAATATTATTCCAAGTAGTAATGGCATTATATTTTAAATCGATCCAAGTTTGAATAATAGAAAACTTCAATTCAATCCATTTCTGAATTGCAAAATATTTTATATCAATCCAAAGATTAATAAAAAAATACTTTATGTTTAACCAAATCGATTTAGCTTGATTTACCACTTCATTCCAAATATTTATCAATGTAAGCTTGAACCC